ATGAAGGAAAAGTACCAAACACATCTGCTGCTTGTTTCTGATTAGCGAATGTGTAGATATCCTCCACACTGTTTGCTGGTAATACAATGTTGTTTTGTTTAGCAAAATCAAAAGCAGAATCATACAACGGGCTAGTAGCTTCTCTAGCAGCATCTTCTTTGGTTTCTACTAACTTTTTGACACGAGAACCTAACTGCTGTTGATCAGCGACATTAAAGCTAGACTCTTTAGCAATCTGTTTATTCAGTGCGTCTAGCCTACGTTGTTGTATCTTATCAAGCGGGATATCCCTAACAGTTTGTTGAATGACTGTATTAGCTGTTGCTGGTTGTCCGAACAACCGTGTAGCTCTTCCCTCTAAAGCCTGTTGAGCTTGTTCAAACTGTTGACCGTATTGACTACGGAATACAGGATCTCTGGTAGCTAAACTCCTAACTTGATCAACCAAGACTGGGTTACTGTTTAGGATAGCCGTTGCTGGTAGTTGTACACCTGTAGTACTGGCTATCTCATTAGCTCTTTGGATGTTAGCGGCAATGTTAGGATCAGCATCAGCAGCAGCACGTAAGATGTTTTCTACAGCACCACTAGCTTCACGCTGTATTTCTTCCTCTGGAACAGTGCCACTGAGCCGTTGTTTAGCTTGTTGTATCTTAGGAGCAAACCTGTCATATCCTAACTTAGCAGCTCTAAAACCAAGCTGAGATTGTCCTAAACCACCTGCCATACCACCAGTTAAAGCACCTACAAACTGACCAGCATCACCAGCGATGTTCTGTCCTACTTGACCACCAAATTCTGCTGTCATGCCTGGTATAAAACCACCTAAAACACGACCAACAATTCCAGTACCACCTGCCATGCTTAATGGATCTAATGTAGACTCAATACCAGCACCAACTAAACGTGTTGCTTTATCAGGAGCAGGTATTTGCTGATATCCTACAGCCTGTTGTGTTCTTTGCTCTACCGGCTGAATAAACTGTTTTTCAATCTGTTGTGTAAGACTAGGCTCTGCTGATGGAGTCTGTAGAGGAGCTTCCATACCAGCAATACCGCGCATAATCTGAGGTCCAAACCTAGCAACAGCACCTTTAGCAACATCAGCTAAGTATTGACCAGGAGTAACACCAGTATCTTGTGGTCGATTACGTTGGAATACCTTAGATAGTTCTTTAGGTGTTACACCAGCCTGGGTAGGTAGTGTAGCGGCAATCTCATCAATCTCATCGTCTGTAAGAGGCTTAGTAGTCCTTACAGTTCTACCGTTAATGGTATAAGTAGGCATTCTTATTCCTTAGGTTATTCAACAGTGTATTCAGTGCCTGACTTTGTTTTTCTTTTCCCTGTAGAAGTTCCTGGAACCATCCCAAAAGATTCTTCAAACGATGGGAAAATAGCGTTAGGATCACCACCAGATTCTTTCTTAATTGCCTGTCTGAATGGGTTTAACCTACGTTCATATTGATCTTGTTCTCGTTTACGTAGTGCAACAAGAACAGCTCTACGATCTTCGTTAGTAACTTTAGTGTCTTTACCAGAAACAAAGTTAACAAATCTATTAGCAATACGCTCATCAAGAGAACCAGTGTTAGCTAAACCCTTTACCTCAGTAGCTGCTTTCTGAGAATCACCAAAGATTGATGCAATCTCTTGACGTAAAGCAGCTTCAGAGAAAGGTGTGTTTTGATCTATCAGCGATATTGAACGATCAATAGACTGTACTCTATCAAAGATTGGTTTTGTAGCTTTTTGCCCTTGATCGACCAAAGCAGCAGTCTGTGGTGTGTTAAGAACAACATTGGTTGTTGAACCACCTTCTCTAATCTGTCCTGTAAATGGTACTTCTTTTCCTTGGTTATCAAAGGTAAACTGCTTACGTTTTTCAGGATCATAGTAAACTACTTGTCCTGTTGTTGATACACCTACTTTATTTGGTTCTTTTGCTGCTTTTGGCTCTCTTGTGCTTTCTTTGTTAATATAGCTATCAAGCTCCTTCTTCCTTATTTCAAGCTTTGTTCGAACTTGAGGATCTTGTTCTGTTTGTAAAGCATCATCAATAGCGTCTCTAGCTTCTTGATATTGAACTAAAGAAGGTAATTTAGCAGCAGTGGCTTGCTGTGCCTTACGTAATGCTTCTTGTGTCTGCGCTGCAATCTTACCAATTTCATAAGATGTTTTAATTCTTTGCTGTTCAGTCTTTTCCCTATCAGCCTCAAAAGCTTTAATCTGTGTAGCAGCACCGATAGCAGCTTGTGTAAGACCTCTAGCAGAAGCTTCTTTAGCGAAGATCTTGTAAGCTACTAGCGGATCATTACCATCCCACTGAGAAGCCACAGCAGCCTTTAGCTCTTCCATCTTCTTAGCTTCAGACAATGCAGGATCTTCGATACCGAACAAACCTGCTAAGCTTCTACCAGCACGTGTACCAGCCATTGCAGCCGCTGCCGCAATACCTTGGTAAGGACTTAACTGAGCTTGTTGTATTGCATTAGCTTGGTCCTGCTGCATTTGCTGTCTTTGTATGTCATAGACACTAGGACCAAATAAACTCATTTGTTGTTGTGCCATTACTGTTCCTTATAAACCAAGTATTTTAGAACCAGCATCAATTAGCTTTGAGTAGTCAATACCGTTAGGCCCCAATAACTGGTTAGCTACGTTAGACGTACCAAGCGTTTGAGCAAGTAAAGCAGCCTTTTGAGCATCTAGATTCTCCTGAATACCACGGGCTTGTGCATTACCAACCTGTGTTAGGCCTTGAGAGAATAGATTTAGCGGTGCTGTGATACCAGTCATAGCAGGTTGCATATAAGCATTAGTTTGTGCAATCCTACCAGCCTGAGACAACTGACCTAACTGACCAGATAACTGAGCTTGTTGTAGTGCTTGTTGACTAATCTGCTGTAGTGGTGCATAGGCTTGCTGTGCTTGGTTTAACAGTGTACCACGTTCACCTAATGCAAGGTTTCTAGACTGTACTTCTCTTTCTAGTTGCTGTCTTGCCAATGCTTGTTCCAAAGCAGTTAACTCAGGTGCTGCTGTGCTTACTTGTTTACCTGCTACATCAAGACCAGAACCAAGTAAACCTAATCTACCTTGCTGACGCATACGCTCTTCAGTGGCTAGACGCTGACGCTGTGCTTCAGGTGCGGACAATGCAGCTAGTTTATTGTAGTAATCTTTACTGAGTTGATCTACGTTAGTCATCTCAGCAGCCTGTGCAGACTGAATAGCAGCTCTACCTAGAGGAGCCATCAGCATCTGCGCTGTGTCAGTAAGGTTACTCTCTAGTTGTCCTGTCTGTGGATTAACTTTTGTGTTTACTAAGTTAGTGGATACACCATAGGGTGTGAAGTCACCAACCATCTTTGATGCACGTTCACCGATGTTAGCTAATGCTGTACCAGCACCTAAACCTACATCACGGTAAGTATTGAATAATCTTGTTGATAATGCATTGTAGTCGTCTTGGCTTATCTGTCCTTGTTTACGTAGCTTATCAGCAGCATCTTGAATTAAGGATAAGTTAACACCAGAATTAACAAGACTACCAAGTGTTTTAGGATCTAATAAAGCTTTAGCTGCATCACTTGCTGGTTTAATTGCGTTAGCTGCGTCACTTAATAGGTTACTACCTACAGTAGCTCCTGTTCCAATAGTTGCTCCAGTGGTTATAGTACCACCCCCACCAACAACATTACCAGTAGAGGTAACAGCACCTGTTGCGGCTGCGTCTGCGGCTGCTGTAGTACCAGCAAGTACGGAATCTGTTAATGATAAACCAGCAGCAGCATTACCAGAAGCTACTTCAGAAGCTAATGTAGCTAATTCAGCACTACCTGTCTGCATTAAAACATCAGCGTACGCTATAGAACCCGCATCCATACCAGCAGCAAACGGAATTACTTTATTGGCAGCGGCCCCCGCAGCTTCTAATGTTCCAGTTGCAGCACCTCCAGGAACAGCAGAGCTTAATAGTCCACTTGAAGAAGAAGGAACTGTACCACCAGTAGCAGCAGCAACTTCAGCAGCGGTTGTTCCACCAGCAACAGTACCACCTACAGGTGCAGCAGTGCTACCAGCAGCAGTGGTAGCTTCAGCACCACCGAACAAAGAACTGATCTCAGGTATACTGCTTAGTCCAATAGCACCGACAACAATGCCTAGTGCTTGTAACCATCCTCGACCTTCAGAAGTATTAGGATCAGCAAGTCTTGTCGTTGTTGGTGTGCCATAGGCATCATACCGTTGAACAACAATCTTATCACCTTGTCGTCCGATAGCCTTCTCAACAGTGATGTCCTCGCCTTTGTCTAACTGACGGATATTACCTTCAGTACCAAAGTTTCGTTGTACACCACCTGTCAACAAAGTACCCATAGGTACACCAGCATCTAAGAAATACTGATGAACTTGACCTACAGGAAGACCTGTCACAGAGGCTAAGTCATCTGCTGTAGCACCGTACTGCTGTGCAGCTTTTCTGATAACTTCAGGGTTGTTTAAGTTCCCTACAATGAAGTCTAAGACTCCTTGCTTTTCTGTAGGGCTTAAATTAAATGTGGTAGCCATTAGTGATTCCTATCAAAAATGATCATACTGTTCTTCCAGTTTTGAAGAATACATCCATCTGTTGTATGGACAGTACATCAGCATCTACGTTAGCTTCGATACCTACTTGGAACACTCTACCATCGTTGCTAAGTTGTGCTTTAAGTATGTTGATTGCTTTGGTTGTACTGAAGTATTCAGCAATGTTAAACTCAGACACATTATACTCTGATTGCGGTGTACTTGGAATAGAGTTCATCTCTACACTTTGGAAGTTAGTTGTGTAGTCTGTACCCCATTTAAGAAACAATGTAGTCTGCGAACCACCAATAACAATGATGGATAACTTCTTAAGTATCTTCAGTATTGATGCGTTACCAGCATCTAAGTGAGAGGTATAGTACAAGAATCTAATCGTTGTACCATTGTCAGAGTAACTAGCAGCATATTCACCAATGTAACCAGCTCTGCTGATGTATAACTTTCTATCTCTTGTAGACAGTAAAGCCTTTGGAGCTAGTGTCCACGTAGTTACTTTACAGGAACCATCCTGTAGACGTTGTTTGAGATCGAAACAGTAGGAAAGTTCTCTAGTTGGTAAACTAAGTAGATAGAATCCAGACTTCTCATAGAATACTGATTTGATGTTCTCGTTATCTTCGTTGATAGCGATGTCACTGATTAGATCATCCCTAACATTCTTTGATACATCAAACAAAGGTGCTGACTTCTCTTGAATTGTTCTACCGAGGCTACGAATCCCTGTATCACTAAGGAAGAAAATATCTGTTCCGACATCCTGAATGGAGTCTCTAGCAATGCATCCAACACCATCAATAACCTCTACTAAGGTAAGATTAGAAGCTGGATCTGATGCAGCTCCACTATAGATGATCAGAGACTTCTTACAGAATATGATTAGAAAGCCATTAAAGGCTGCTAGGCCAACGATTGAGTCAGTACCGTTAGTGAATACATTCTCAATGTCTAAAGAGCCTGAAGTGCCTCCATTCCATTTATAACCGATCAACGTATCAGACCACCATATCGTAGTCTTGTTCGTTGATGTATCTGCTACCCATAAACGACCATAAGCAGCTAAGACTTCATTAGCTAACTGTACAGTACCTGAGTAGCTAGGATGTGCGGACACTAAAGTCCATGTGTTACCTGCATGATCATAGATCAGTGGATTATGAGCACGTTGGAAGAAGTATGTATGGTCATTAAAGTTAACTGCTTTCCAGTTCTGTGCTGTCCATGTAGCAGAACCATCATAGACCTGAGTCAGTGTTGTTGTACCTGTGTAGATACGATTATTACCAATAGATACAATCTGTGTTGTACCGTCTTGTTTAACTACTTCATGGAGTAGCGTAGGTTCTGTGCTGTTGTATCCTGCTGATGTATTGACGTTATTCCAACCACCACGACAAGCAATACGACCAAACTGGTCAATAACAGCATTCTCTGCTTTCAGTGCAAAGTCTTTAGTAATAGCTACTGAAGAGTCTTGTGTATTAAGACCAGCAAAGCCAGGAGCTACGATACTAACTGACCGTAACTCAGCAGCCATTATACCCACTCCCAGGTTGTTTCATCACCGTATCGCTCTGCTTCTATAGAGATATAGGATGCTACTGCTTTACGATACAAATCAGCTTGTTGTTCGCTTAGACGACCACCATCTTCACCACGTTCATTGATAGCACGTAGTAAAGCACCTTGAATCACTAACTCTGAAGGGACATACAACACGTCAGTGCTAGCGGACAAATCAGCCTGTGGTACAACACAGTCTACTTTAACAGTCAATGCTGACGTTGGGATAGGCCATAGATCAAGAGTAATAACACCAGTAGATGATGTGCTGTTACCAATAGAAAAATACTGAGGATCTCCATTCACTGATCCTTGAAGGTTAATCCACTCATGCATCTGATTCTGTGTAGCTTGCTGAAGATCTCTCTTTAGCGATGGTATGTAAACTACTAATAACCTAGACCTAGGATTAGTACCAGGGATCTCATAGTTCTGTGTACCATTGACAGTAGTGATTGTCTTAGTGGTACGAAGTACAGACCAGTTCCATGCATCTTCAACTTCACGTTTAGCTTCGTTAACAAAGTCACCTACTAACTTAACATAAGCTGTGTCAGTAACAGAGGCTGCTTCAGTCTCACGAAGCCTACGTAGTACACCATTAACACAATCTAAGAATGTAGCCATTTAGATCACCATTTAATTTTATCAGCAACAGAGCAGCAAAGATTTAAAAACTCTTCAATAGTCAACGAACCTCTCATCATATTAATTTTTTTATGTACTAGCTGCACGTTTTCTGCTGTATATCCAATGTTGTTATCTATCCTATCTATTGATGCTGTGTGATCCCAACCAACTTTACTCCACCCTATAGATAAACCAGACAAAATACACAGCCCTTCTTGTTCTTCATATAGCTCGTTTATAAATTGAGGAGTTAGCTCCCAAAGATACCCACGAGTCAGAGCACTTTTGTAGAAAGCTTCATACCATGCTAATCTAACAGCGCCTACCATACCTGAGGGGTGGTTGTTAATATTACTACACCTTTTACAAGGCTGTTTAATATTATGAGAGCCTATACAATAATTTCTTCTGAGATGGTTTACTTCAATATTACATAAAGGACAATAACGCACCCACCTACCATCTTCGTTTTTAAAAACACCATCAGGTACTTCTAAAGGAAATGGCATTATTTACCCCACTTTTCGCGGTTGGCCCAGAAGGCCGCTGACATCTTCCCTTTAGCAATATTCTTTGCGTGGCGAGCTTTAAAGGCTTTATTCCTAGCAGATCCTTCAGGAGAACCTTTAACACCTTGTTGACCAAAACGAATCGTCTTAACTTGATCACCGTCCTTTGCTACAACAATGTGAGATTTCGTAGGATGTCCTGGTGTTCTTTTAGGTTGATTATATCCAGAGACTCCTGCTCTTTCCAGCCTTGAATCTTTCTTCATTTCTTCTTAGCAGTTTTTGCTGCCTCCTTAAATGCTTTTGCTGTTGGAGCACCTTTAGTGCCTGGTTTTCTCATTTTCTCACCAGAGCCTTCAGCGATACGTTTACGCTTGGCTTGGATGTTAGCGTATAGTCCTTGCTTCATTTCTTCTTCTTAGGCTTTGACATACCAGCCTCTGACAAAGCGATAGCAACTGCTTGCTTACGAGACTTAACTACAGGACCACCTTTACCACTATGAAGAGTACCTTCTTTGTACTCCTTCATAACTTTACGTACTTTAGCGGGTTTAGGTTTCATGACGGATAACCCATCTTACGTTCTTTAGCCTTCATAGCCTTAGATTCTTTCTTCTCATGCATCTTCTTAGCCTTCTTTGATGCATACTCTTCCGCTTCTTTCTTTCCTTTGGCGGTGTAAGGAAACTTTTTATTCGCTACCATCGGCATTTTTCTTTCTCCTTCCTAGCATACATTGAACGGTATCTGTTTCGAATATCCTAATTGCAGTCCATATAATCGTTAGTACTGCTGCAATGGCTGGTAATAACTCTGCTAACGTACCTACCACTGTTAGGATTGATACAGCATCTCCTAATTGCTTGACTTGCTCATCAGCTTGGAGTGCCATTTAAACACCTGAAGCAGTGTAACCACTTAATACGATAGATGCTGTGCTAAAATCTAAAGTAATAACCTCATCAGTTGTTGTCTCTACTATACTCTTAACCCATGATTCACTGGACTGAGACCAGTTCCACACAAAGCCAGCTTCATCCGCAGGTTTTACAGGGCGGACAACCCACCCAGGTGGGAACCACCAAACAACTTCCTGACCGTCTGCTGCTGTGGGTGGCTCAGGCACTTCGATCCAACCATCAGTGTTATCCGTTTGCGGCTTGGGTATTGATCCGTTTTTGGAGTAAAGCATCATTGATCCTGCCATTGAGAAGTTTGTGGCGTGAAGTTGCTGGTGTATCGGGCTATGCCTTTAGTGATGCGGAGGTCGTCGATGTAACCGTTTGCATACCCACTACTTAAACTTTGGTTTGAACCCATTACAAAGGGGCGGTTAGACGTAGCGATTGCGCCGCTTAAAGTTGCTGACGCTACTGAAACCCCATTTTTATACAGCACTAAAGAGGTGCCGTTTATAACAACTGCAATGTGATACCACTGTCCTGTGCTCAAAACGTTTGGGTCTTGTATTTTGTTTTCTGAGCTTCCATCGTATGTATACAAAAACCCAATAGCTGATGGATTAAAAGATCCAAAAAACCCAACGTTCCAACTATTTTGTCCGCCGGTTATACCATCACCAAAGTCAAGAATATGCGCGTTATTAACACTCAATGTCTCTGGGTAATACCAAAATTCAATCGTAAAATTGCCTGAGCGTATTTGAAACCCCTCAGAGTTTGGAATCGTTATAACATCACTTCCATCAAGGTAAATCGACGAACCACCAAACTTTGACTGCGTGGTACTGATCTGCGCGTTACCCACCGTTTCCAATACGTTTTTGGCGGTGTTGTCGATGATGGCTGCGTTGGTGAAGTTGAGGAGGAGCTGGGTGTTGGTAATGGCGGTGAGTGGCGCGGTGGGCGGGGTGAATGCGGCGGTGTAGACGGCAGATCCGACAACATATCGAAGGCCGCTGATGTATCCGTTAAAAAAGTAATAGGTATTGTCCGCAGTACCACCGCTTGTAAACGGCGTTGTGCTGGTAACACCAGATCCGCTATATGTTTTAGTGGATACTACTTCTCCATTGATAAACATTCGCCACGTTGAGCCACTTCGAGAAACTGCTACATGCGTCCAAGCGTTTAAAGGTACTGGAGAAGCGGACTGAAAATCTAAATCAAACACCCACGATGAACCGTCTGCCGAAAGTGAATAAGTCAGTTTCCCGTTTTGAAGAAAAAAGAATATTGCTGTTTTTTCTGAGTTGTTTGCACGCTGACCAAATATCGTCTCTGCGGCGCCATAAGAACCTGGCTTGTATATCCATGCTTCAATGGTAAAATCGTTTGAGCCGACAGCAAGTTGCGAGCTGTACCCGAAATTAAGAACATCCCCACTTCCATCAAAGTACCCAGACCCACCGACCGTTGATGCGTCATACGCAGCCGTGGGTGCAAACGGTGAGAAGGCTTGGACGGAATAAGTGTTATACGGAGTAACCGTCAGTGCGTTGCTGCTGTTATCAACGAAGCGGTTTGACTGACAGGTTAACAACTGCGTGTTGGTTATAGCAGTCAGTGGCGAAGTTGGTGGCGTGAAGTTTGCAGAGTAAAGCCCCGTGCCTTTAACAACACGAAAATTTGAGCAATATCCAGTGGGTGACCTTGAACCGCCATACGCGTTAGCGAATATGCGGATGTCGCTCGATGGGGCAACATAATTATTGGAGTCGGAATACGTTGATCCTGTTTGAACCCCGTTGACGAACAGGCGCGAATTACCTGAAACACGGCTTAGTGCAATGTGCGTCCATTGATTTAAGGATAGTGAACTGCCATAAATTACATTGGTCGACTGAACCAATACCAGCAATTGGTCTGAATAGTAATAAATTGTTGGGCAGACCCCATCCGTCGATGCAGCACGTTGATCATAAAAAGTAACAAGCCCAGACGGTGCAGTTAAAGCCTCTGCATACACCCAAAACTCAATGGTGAAATCACCTGTACCAAACGCAAACTTTGACGTATCTGTAGCGTTGGCAATCAAATACGACGCACCACCGCTTCCAAAATAATTACTCCACCCCGTCTGGCTGAATGGGCTGAAGGTGCCTTGGGTCGTGTTGCCATTCCTTGTGATGGTGAAGCCTGAGCCGCTGTTAGCCGTTCCTGAATCAAGGAAGGTATTGTTTTGACCACCGTTTGTGCCGTTGCCGTGCAGCAGTAGTGTTGTATAATTAAAGTAAGGATCAGGCAATACTGGTGTTGTACCAGCAAAACCAAAGCCTCTTACAGAAGCAGCTCCTCTAGTAACTAATGTAGGCATTGTTAGCTCTTATGCAAACTTTGTTTGACTAGCGAACACAGTGAACGTAGCACTAGCAGTCTTTACAATTGTGTAGGTATAAGCATCAATGGAAGAAGCATTACCTGATGTTGGTGCAGTACCTCCCTGCCATTTAGGGGTAACACTAGATCCATCAATGGTAACAGCAGAGTTATAATAAGCTGTAGCTCCCTGAGTAACTAGGAAAGCTACCGTAATAACATCACCAACAGCCATTGCTGTATTCAATGACGTACCGCTAGAAGCTCTAAAGTTAACAGTCCAGTTAGCTGAAGCATTTGACGTATAGTATAGTACGGACTGTGTTGTTACATCAAAGTTAATAGTGCCTGTGGCAGCAGTAGCGGACACAGTAGCTGGTTCAACGATATTAGTAAAGGCTGATGCGATGACGCTGGTTGATCCAGTAAATGTTTGTTTTGCTGTGAATGTATTAGCAGCAGCAGTACCAGCAACACCTGTTAGTGTGTTCGAAGCATATGCAATAGTTTTATTAGTGAATGTTGTGGTACTACTATCAGTTACAGCACCAGAAGCATCTAACTTCGTAGCGATAGCAGTAGCAATGTTGTTGTACTCTGTATCGTGTTCAGTACCTTTAATGATCTTACCTGCTGATCCACTCGGTAGTGAATCTTTTGCAGCAAAGTTAGTTGTCTTCGTATAGTTAGCCATGAAAGTCAATCCTCTTTGGTATTCTTAACCTTTTGGACCTTTTCAGTTTTCTTTTCTTGTTCTTCTTTTACTTCTTCATAATCTGGATGTCTACGCATCTCAGCAATATCAAACTCATATTCTACGTTGAGTAGGTTGTTAGACCAAATACATCTGAATGTAGCCATTGTGACCTCTATATAAAAGAGAAGCTGCCGAAGCAGCCTCTCTAGTGCTTCTAATTAGCTAGGAATGATCAGAGCAATACCAGCATCGTTACGCAGCTCTGCAACACCATACAGCGTGTCAGCAGTGTACAGCGTAGCGAGATACTCTTGCTTGTACTGAGCCTGTGAGCGAACAGCCATCTGCTCTGCAAGGACCAATGCATCCTTGTGGAACATCAAGCAAGCACGAGGAGCCGTACCAGAAGAAGCATAAGCAGTGTCAGCGTTGCTGCTAACAAAAACTTTAACACCGTATACATCACCGATCTGACCGTTACGGATGGTGTTGTTACCACCTTGCTCACCAACAAAGGCTTGTTCGGTAAAGCGAGCAAGACCCATCATGGTGTTACGAGCAACAGGAGGAATAACGAAGTAACGGCTATCTTGAGGTACGTTAGCATCGTCAAGACGCTGGATCGTACGACGAATAGCAGCATCAGTCAATGCAGTTGCGTTACCAGCACCAGCACCACCAACGAAGGCTGTAGTGCCATCACCACCAATATAGGCAGTGGTTGTACCTGACACGCTATAATCACCAGTAGCACCGGCAGCGTGTGAGCCGTTGAAGAGACGACCGATCTGAATAAGATCGCTGTCTACCTGAGTAGCAAGAGCGTAACCAGCGTCTTCCGTGTAGAAACGACGAAGTGATGCTAATGCCTGAACTTCTACGATGTCCTCGATGAGACGTGAGTATTCGTAGTGCTTGTTGATGCTAACCTGTACTTCAGACTCTACGTTAGCCTGAATCGTAACAGCAGTGTTAGCTGCTTTAGCGAACGCTGCACCACGAGTGGGGCTAGGAATGTGAAGCGTATCGCCTTTCTTACCACGCATCGTCATCTTGTTGACGAGGTTCGCCATAACAAGAGCTTTTTTGTAAGATGCAATTATTTCGTCTGACCAAATTTCCGGAATAAATTTATCCGCATTGGTC